TCTTGTAGTCACGCGTGGCCATGCTTGGCTCCTAGTGCTTGGGGTTGAACGTGCAGGTGGCCACAGGGCACCACCCGCACAGCGGTGATTGAGACGGGTTCCACACATCGGTGGCGTGCGCTGCTTCGAGCTTGGCCACACGCTCACGGTAGCGCCACCATGCTTCCTCAGCCTCACCGCGCAGCATGGCGTGGGTGGTCATCGACTCCTTGACGAGGAAGAACAGTGCCGACTTCACCTGCCTGATGTGGGGGAAGTGCGTGAACACCATGAGCGACATGAGGATCAGTTGATCCCGGTCAGGGTACTTGTTGTTACCTGTTTTCCAGTCAACCACCTTGGCCGACAGGTTGTCGTCGTCAATGATCAGCAGGTCGGCGATGCCGCGCACCCAACGATTGGGATCGTTGAAGCCGCAAGGCTGCAAGTCCCTGGTCACACCCATCTCGTGCTCGAACAGCTTGCGCCCGGGCTTGTTCAGCACCGCGTCCACCACCGGCTTGAACTGCGCGTACTTCTCGGGGATGGGCGTGCCGTCCTTGCCGTAGTCCTCGATGGCCTTGTGCACGTCCTTCCCGTAGATGGTGTGCGTCGTCTCTTGGAACGGGTAGTTCTTGAGAACCTTGACCTCGTGGTAGCGCCGAGCGCAACCCTCGAAGTCCTTCAGGCCGCTGTGGCTCCACGTGATGTTTGCTTCGCTCATTTGAACTTTGCTGACTTGATGGCCTTGGCAAGGCGCCCTGAGAACTCGGTGACGAAGTGCTCGTCGTTGTACAGGCGGTGGCCCATGTCGTAGAGGATGGCGTGCGTGACCTCGTGCCAGAAGGTGTCGTCGATCTCGGCGTCCGTGAACTTGCGCCCAGTGGTGTTGCTGTTGGCGCCGATCTCGATGCGGCCTACGTCGTAGTAGGTGCGGCCCATCGTCGCCTTGCGGCGCATGGACTCGACCACGTCAACGGAATACATCTGCTTGCCTACGCGGATGCGGACGGGGATGTTTGGCATGCTTTCTCCTTTGTTTAGTCTTTGGTCATTCCATACCGCTTGTGCACACCGACTCCCGCATCAAGCGGGATGCCCGGTAAATACGGCGGCTCCATAGTCATCTGCGCCAAGACCCAAGTCTTAGCGTAATCTTCGTCTCCTTCCGGTATAACGGCGATCAATTCGTCATGCACCGTGCCTACCAAAGGGTACTTCTTCGCAACCCTTAGCATCCCGTCTGTCATGACGCAGCGCGCCGTGCCTTGAACAATGTTGTTGGTGATTTTCCCGGCGTACAGCTTGATGCGCTTCTTGCCGTCAGCGTACGACCACTGGGATCGACCACCCTCGTCCTTGTCCTGGCGGAGATCAGGATACCGCATCGCCATGCCACTTGGCAAGACGATTTGTTCCTTGCGGAACGTGATGCACTTGTGCTTGTATTCCTTGCCCCGGTACAGGCTGTACTCGATCAGTTCCTGGCACAGGTTCCAGAACTCCACCACGGGCTGCGAGGCGGCGCGGTACTTGTCGATAATGGCCTTGGCTGCTAGGCAGTGGATGGCCAACTCCAGGGTGGAGCAGGTGTGCGGGATGGCCTCCAGCTTCTTGAGGTTCTCGTCCCACTCCAGGAAGCGCCTGACGTCCTCGCCTGTGACGCCCAGCACCTTGGCGTCCTCCTTGGTGTAGCGCAGCGGCTTGGCGCCCAGGAACCCCACCAGAAGCTGCGCAGCGAACGACGCCCAACCCAACTGGTAGCCCGCCCCGATCAGCGCGCTCTTGGCTGCTTGCCGCTCCACGGGGTGCGTGTCTTTGGTCAGGCCCGGGATGCCGAACATCTGTGCACCGAACTGGGCGTAGGCGTCGCTGCCCGAGCGGAAAATATCCAACAGCGCCTCGTTGTCCGACAGCACGCCGAGCACACGCGGCTCGATTTGAGAGAGGTCACCGGCCACCAGCAGGTGGCCCTCGGGCGCCATGATGGCGTTGCGCAGGAAGCTGCCCCGCTTGAGGTTCTGCATGTTGATGGCTGACCCCTTGCTCGCCGTCCACCGCCCGGTGCCTGCACCGAAGTAACTCAGCGGAACCGGTAACCGGCCACGGTGCGCGATGTCGAGGAAGCGTTGTGCACGCGTGCGCTCACTGGTGGACTTGACCTTCAGCCGTGCTTGGCACAGCAGCATCACGTCTTCGTTGTCGCTGTTGAGCAGCGCCTGAAAGAGGGCGTCATTTTTCGCAAGCGCGTACGTTTCAAGCCCCGTGGTCTTGCTGGTTTTGATCGGCGGAGGAACTCCGATTTGTTCGAGGAGCGCAGCAAACTTATCATTTGACGCAAGCGCAGCCTCATCCACGCCGAGCCTCTGTAGCAGTCCTTCACGGGCTTCCCTCTCTTCTACGATGGCCGCTTGCAGCATCCCCCTGTCGAGTTCCAGCAGCGGCCTTGTGTACATCTTGAGCGTGATGTCGATGAGGCGTAGCTCCTTGGGCGGGAACCCGGGCATCAAGCGATCAAAGATCGCTTCGCACAACGCCACGTCGTGCTTGCAGTAGTCAGCCAGTTCCTGCTCCACCTCGAAGGAGATGGACTCCAACATCCCGTCTGTGCTGTGCACCGCCTGACCCTTGGGTGGAAGCTCAAAGTCTTGCGCCAGTTGTGCGAGTGAGTTGCCCACCTCGATGCCGCGCAGCGCGCGGGCCATGCTCAGCGTGTCGAAGATGAAGGCGGGTTGAACCCCGAAGCGCCAGGACAAGATCGTCACATCGAACTGGGCGTTGTGTGCCAGGACTGCCGTCTCGTTCCAATTTATTCCATCGGCCCACGCCTGGATGTCCTTGCCGCGCACCCATACCGCAGCACCTTCTTCCCCCACCTCTTTCCAGCACAACCCCCATGCCTTGAAGCGCGGGTCGCGGACGTACTCCTCGGTGGTCATCTTGGACAGGGTGTATTCCTTCCTGTCCCAGGCAGTCTCAAAGTCAAGCGCGATCACTCGCGTGAAAGGTAGGCTCATGCTTCTCCTTAGTGTTTTGTTTCTGTCTCGGTCGTGATCGCGTCCTCGATGAAGACGTTGAGTGCCGTGTTGACTATGCGCACCGACTCGTCGTACGTGGCGTTCAGCCCCATCGTCGTCATGCACTCACCCTTCTCAAGCAGTATGAGCACGCCTTGCGTGTTGTCTTCCGAGAAGGCGCGGAACAGCGTCTTGATGGCGTGGATCAGCGCCTCCTTCTTCTCCGGCTCCATGTTGGCGACCTCCGCCTCCATGTAACGCCCGTAATCTTCATTGTTCATGTAGTTGACTCCTAGCATCTAACCACCCCTGTAGTTCGTTGATGTTGTCCTCGTTGATCACGAGGGTCGTGCCGCCTGCAGTGCGTATCTTGAGCATCTCGGCTTCTTGCAGAGCGGTGGGTTTGTTCTTGCCTGCCTTGCACTCGATGGCCAGGAAGTGGCCATCGCAGCAGGCGATGATGTCGGGGATGCCCACCCTACCGTAGCCCGAGGCTACGGGGAAGAAGTAGTAAACCTTATGGGCATTGAGCAGTGTCACGCACTGCTTCTTGACCTTGACTTCGGGGGTTGTAGCCATCGGGCAACTCCAGTTTGTAGACCCACAAGCCATCGCGTATGCGCTTCCTGTGGACGGTGTATTCACCGAACTTCTTCTTGCGAAGGTCGCGTATGCGGGCGCTGACCGAGGCATCGGAGCCGCCACATCGAACCACCAACTCGGCCAGCGTGTGCCACTGGCCATCGAACATCACATCTCGAACACGGCCTAGCTGCGTGAGCAGCCTATCCTTGTCTTTCTCTGGGTCGTAGGTGACCCCGCCAAATAAGCCCATTGCTTTCTCCTTTGGTTGTGGGTGAGGGGGTGATGCAGATTCCTAGCCCCCTCGGTCTAGGCATGGAGTGCTTGCGCAGCCTATGCATTTCAGGCGGCGCTGCGCAAGCGGTAATAGTGGGTCGCATCTGCAAGGCTTTCCACCGTTACCAAACCAACGCACCGCCTATAGATTCTTTGCCTGCTCTACCTCAAGCAGCTTGTCGATGTAGTGACGCGCCTTCTTGAGGTCTTCTATTCCGTTCTTGTGTCGCCATCGACTGAGGTATTTGACGGCGTTGCCATCCAAGTAGCCAAGATTCCAGTCAATGATGGCGTCCCAGGGTTCGATTTGGAACTGCTTGTAGTGGTTGCCCGCGACTTGCGTATCGTTTGCTCGTGGCGGTGAGGGTTGTTGTGCATGTCCAGCCGCAGGTCTTTCGGTGTCCCCACTGTCGTGAACCTTTGTTTGCACTGTGAGCATTCATATCTCCTTCGCTTCAGTCCACCAGTTGTGGCTCTAACTTCAAGGGCGTGGGCTCTCGCTCCACACTCGGGGCACTGCATGATGTCAACATCTCCATGAGTTTGATCTGCTTCTTCTTGGTGCGGTAGGCACGCTGCCGCTCGGCCTGCGTCTTCTTCTGACGCCGCTTGTCGTTGCCCACACCAAGTTTGTAGATTTTCGCCAGATCACGGCCTCGCGGGTCTTTCTCCCAGCCACTGATGTGGGCAGCGCCTGCTCTGTGGAGTTCGCGTGTGTACTGGCACACGGTCACGTAGTGAAGGCCCGTCATCTCCGCCAGTTCGGTGCAGGTGTAGGTGCCTTCGAGGAGGAGCTTGATCAACTGCGCCTGCATGATCGCGTTGATCTTGATCTGGCGCTTGCCTTTGGGGCTTGGTGGGTTCAAGTTTTTTTCCTCAATCGAATCAGTTCATCAAGCATCCGCTCCATCTGGTCTGCGGCGTGTAGGTGGAACGGGCTGATGGGGATTTTGCGTGCGAGGCTTCGCATGATGCCGATGGTCACCCGCACTGATCTCTCAGACACTTTCTGTTTTGACTTGGGCTCCGCATCTATCTGCGCCAGTACCTTGGCCCCCTTCTGGTTTGCGTTGTGGTCGCCGCTCATTCCTGCCCCCTTGCTCTGATGGCGGCGGCGATGTACTTCGGGTGCTGCACAGCCATGTCTTCAATCAACTCCGCACACGCCTCACGCTCGGCAGCGGCGACAAGGGCGGCGAAGGTTTTGATGCGACCTTCAAACATTGGGTCTTGGTAGACGATGTTTTCTGGATGAGGCAGAAGCCCAGCCTCCCGCGCCATGCGGATGATGTCGTCGCGGGTCATACCAACCCCCACAAGTAAGTCAGCAGCATCATCAGCGTCACGAACGGGGCGAGGAACACCACGACCAAGACGGTGATCAGCCAGTACATGACGATGAATTCACCAAGCCATTTCATAGCCACCCCGCCCAGTGCAGGACATACACCAGGGAGAAGAACAGGAAGGCCAGCGCCGCCAGCATGGCGGCAAGCCAGCCCAAGTCCTCCAGTCCGTCTTCATTCAGTCGTTGCATGGCTGTCTCCTCACAGGCTGAACGGGCAGTACGAAGTGAAGATGCGCGTGGTGGTGTACTGGCAGGCGAAGTCCACGCAATAGGTGCCCACGTAGCGCGGGCCTTGTTGGGTGCTGATGAAGTCACACTTGATCAGCGTGCCTGCTCGTGCGTATGCGGGAAGGGCAGTCAGTATCGACGCCAGGAGCGCGATGCCTGCGCACAGTTGGATGCCGATGATGGCGATGCGTACCTTGATGTTGCTTGTGTTGCTTGTGTTGCTTGTGTTGCTTGTGTTGCTGTTGCTCATTGCTTTCTCCTAGATGAATGCCGGTGGGATGCCCGCCACCGGATCGGGTTTTTGTTGTCTGGGTTGCCGCTTGGATTTGTATGGTCGGCCCTTCCACGTTGGGAAGGGCCAGACCTTGGGCGGTGGGTCTAGTGCTTCTTTTGCACTTCGTACGGCTTTGCGAGTAGCCATCGGTCACCCAGTTGTCG